TTAATATAAATTCTAAAGAAAATTTACTCACGTATTTTTCAATCATTCCACCTTTAAAATAAACCTTAATTGTTATCATTATTACACAACCTTTCTTTTTAAAAAATTTATTCCGGTGGCACCTAAGCACCACCTAAGCACCACCAGATAAATTTTAATTAAACGTCGCCTTCTTCACCTGTCAACTTATCAAAAGAATATTTATCCAACTTTTTATTATCATTAGTATTCTTTTTTGGTTGAGAATCGTCACACTTAGCTTTTTTTAAATATGACTCTTTTTCTGGATTTGCAAAAAATGATTTTTTCTTAAACCAACCCATATATTACACCGCCTTTCTAGTATATTTATTTATCCATTCAACGGCTTGTGTATAACCGATTAAATGTCTTTCATATTTTGGAGGTCTACCGGCGATTTTAGTTAATATATTATATTGTCTAACTGTACATTGTCCGCCGTCAATTATTCCATAAAACATATCTTTATTGAGTGATATTAAATTATAAGCTTCTTTACCTGTGTAAAATTGTTTTTTTCCTATATCCCCATAATCAAACTCGTTATCTAAAACATTTAACATATCCTTGATTAATTCTGTTTGTGTTGTTGTAGCCATAATTTAAAACCACCCTTTCAAATAATTAATTAATGTTCCTTACAATTATATTATATCGGATATTTAATCCATTGTCAAGGATAAATTATAATATTTTCATATAAAAAAACAAGTAACACACAGTTACTTGTAGTTAAGATACGTTTATATTTATATTTTTTTAGATTGTATAATAGAGTCAAAGCCTTTAGCTTTTAATTTTTTAACTAAATCTTCGGCGTTATCTTTTGATTTAAACGCGCCGACTTGAACAATATATAACAAATCATTATCTAATTTTACAGGTTTTTTAATCGAGACACCATACCTTTTTAAAATATAAGAAGCTACGAAAAAGACAGCCTTATCGAAATAAGCACTAGTATTCCCCTTTTTACAATCATTTCGATTATCACCAAAAAATAATTCTATATATTTAACTTTGCAATTTTTCGGAGTATTACGGTGTAGTGCGTAATAATCGCCACGGGTACCTTTACGTTGAACAATACCACGATTAACAATATCAAATGTTTTACAATAATCATTTAAAAATTGTTTACAAAAAATATAATCTGAATCGGTTTTTTTAGTGCCAATAGATAATAACCATTCTGCACCATTAGAAATCGTATTAAAAGCGTTACAATGTATTGAGTAAACTTGTAATGTCTTAGCTTCCTTTGATAATGTTGCCATAGTTTTAGCTCTATTAGTTAAGGTTATACTTTTGTCGTTGGTCCTGGTTAAATATACTTTTTTAAAGAATGGTTTGACTAATTCATATACAGCCATTCCAAATTTTAAAACATAGTCTTTTTCTTTCATTCCATTATAAAATTTACAACCCGGGTCACTTCCCCCATGTCCGCTGTCAATATAAAGAATATCGTCAGTAATACTTAAATCATGTTTAATAGCGCTTAACCCTGATAATTCAAACCATGTCATATAATCACTTCCTTTCAAAATATAATGATCCATTAATTATAAAGTATCTTTATTATCTGGGCTGTTAATTATACCAAATCCAGTTAATACCAAAAGAATAAAATCAATTGTATGTTGTATAACTTCTTGTTTTATTCCAATTGTCTCATATAATCCCCACTCACCCAATAAGAGTAATAAAGCAGCGGTTAAAGTAACCCACAATATTTTACTTTTTAATCTATTCTGATTATTCATAAAATCACTTCCTTTCTAAATGTGATAAAATATCTTTAAAACAGTAACTATAATTATAGCACTTGCACTAATAACACCAGTTACAACGCCGCCAATTGCTGTCACTTTTTTAATAGATATTTCTGACTTACTAATCTCTAAATTTCTTAAACAGTTTTCGCGGTTTTTTTTACAATTTTCTTTTGATACATAATCATTTAATTGCCCTTCAATCTTATCGAATCGTCTATCAAACCTGTCTAATCTACTGTTAAAATCAGCTCTTAAATGATTAAAATTATCTTGAATCATGTTAAATAATATTTCGTTGTCATTATTACCATTTGACACCGTTCTAACCCCCTTTCTAAAGATATTCTTATTATAAAATTGGCACGGTCCACAACCAATATAAATAATATCAATTGTGGACCATAGGAACATTAAAAACTTAATTTGTATCGAACATAGACAATTGAAACACAATGCGGAAAAGGGATTTGAACCCTTGACCTTCGGGTTATGAGCCCGACGCCCTACCGCTGGGCTATTCCGCGTCATTATCCGGTTTTAAGGTAACCGGTAACCTGCGGTATAATAAAACTAAAAGAGAAATAATTAATTATAATACACGTTATTTTAAATTTACGATTTTTTAATGTTGGTCGCATACCAACAATTGATTTACAGGGGATTCGAACCCCTGGTTTACTCACCGAATCACAATAATATAACTAGTAATTATTTGATTACAGGAGTAGTTTTATCTCATTAAACTATAAATCATAAAACTTATTTATTTTGCATTTTCATAAAGTTTAAGCGCTTTTTTATATTCTAATTTTAATTTATCTATTTCAGCTAATAAAGTGGTTTCGTCTTTGTGTCTATACTCTAATATTAAGTCTAATACATTAATTTTAAAAGATATATTATCACAATTAGCGGCTAAATTTAATTTATTAGCAAAATTATCGTCAAAATTAGGTTCTATTAAATCTTTAATTTGTTTATGCATTATCAAAACCCCTTTCGTTTGGGTGCTGCTTCGCCGGCTATCAAATGATTGATATCGATTACAGCTATGTTTTAATGGGGGACTGATTTTTTAGTTGTATACCGGTGGCACAATCCCCTAAACCGCCACTAACCAAATTCGTTTATAAACTTATTGGATATTTATAGTGAACTACTCACCGCTTATAGAAGCGGGAGCTTCCTGGTCAATATAACTACCGTCACAAGTTTACCCAGGCTCAACGGGAAGTCCCTTCCCTGACAAATAATTTTTACGAGTGTAGATACTATAAGCTTGGTTTTCGCTAGTACCTACGACGATTACTGTAGATATTTTACACAAATACAGA